GTCTGAATTCGAAGGTAAAATGAAAACGATGATAACCATCAATGGTCAAGAATGCGAATTGGTATCCAGCGAATGGGATATCCATCGCGTCGGCAACACACACCCCGTATGCGAGAAGAATGTCACGTATATAGTGATAGTCGGCGATAACCAGATCAGGACGATGTACAACCTGATCACCACTGATATGGCTGAAATTACCATAGACGGCTTGACAACCAGAGCCTATGTCCGTCACGTCAAGCCATACCACGTCAGCACCGCTACCGGAGAAACCATATGCCACGCCGAAATATCTGTCACATTAGCAAATGACGGTATCGACATCCCAAAGCCTACGAGCACACCTGGTCCTCTGCGCCAGCTGGTCGATACACTACTCGGTCTACCGGATCTTTTCGTCGAATTGAGCGAGGTAAAAATAGTCGACAACACCATACTCAAAAAAACGAAAACTGTCAGTGCATGGTCCGAGGATATACCGCTGTTTTGCGACTTCAAACGCACAAACAGCTATCCGGCGATACACTGGAACAGTGGTGTCGTACCGGATGAACCGCAGGTCACCAACTGTATTCTCGTCGACGAGGACGAGGTAAAACCATTCATCGACTGGAGAAATGAATAATGCTGAACGAACTACTCGAAATGTATGCCGACAACAGGTGTTGGGGCTGGTGGACGATCCACCAGATCACCATCCAGTCGAAGATCGTCGTCGTCACCATGCGTAACGACGATGATCACACCATCATCGAGTTCGCATATCACCTGCACGACCCCGTTGGGCGGCTGTTGAACGACGACTGCATCGCCCGTCTGGTAGCCGACGGCGAGTCCGATCCGAACCGAGAATATGACGACTAATGTACAATACAACTTGGTACGCCATACCAAAACCGGTGTAGGTTATTCGGTTTCCTACACCTACCTCGGCCCGGCGGCTGTCTTGCACGGTCGGCCGCCGGGTTTTTTTCAACAACAAAACAGGATAACATCATGATCATAATGCTGTGGGACGGGATTACAGGCGTAATAGCCAACCTCACCAAGTACGCATCGGACGATGTGTCGGGAGAAGAAAACTTTACCGTATTTTTGAAACCAGATGCTGCAGCGCATATCTACGAATTCGTTGGTGCACTGGTGTTGTGGACGCCGGACGGCAACAACTGGCATCCCACGGCAGTCAACATGGTCGAGTACTACGAGGATGGCGACTACTACGTCGTCAAATGCAGAGTCCACGACAACAACATCGTCAGACCACTGCTAAACTGGACGGAGATCATACAAAATGACAACCGATGAACTGGCAAATATGCATCGATCCTACGAGCTGGTGAGAGACACCGGGATCAACAAGTGGTCACTGGTGAAGTGGAGCGACATGGGTCTCGTGCCGTGTCACAGGACAAGTGGTGGTCACCGCAGATATCCAGCCGAGGCATTTGAGATCTGTCGACAACTCGCCGCTGAAAGAGCAAGAAGGTAGTTTTAACATGCACGCACCGTAGGGGTACCGGTCGCACAGCCGGTGCCCCGATTTTTTTATGCAGGTCTAACCATGGTTTTTCTGGTATAATGACAGATAGATAATTGTGGAGGTGCATCATGGTCGTGACAGGCGAAAACGCAGTCAACCGACGTGTCGTCTATCTGGATGCAGACGTCGTGAAATGGCGTATACGCTGCCGAATGAACGATATGGCACGCATCTATCTACTTTATGCCGACCGACTCGAGGAGCGGTGTCTGGTGGTTGTCGACGACGAACGTATTACACCAGGTGGTCTGGTAGCCGTAAACAGGTGGTCGACGCCAAAAACGCAAACAAATAAGAACTTCTGGGCGTTGTAATGGCAAAACAAATAGATGGATGGGATAGGGAGGAGAGTCTGGTCATGCACGAACTGGGCAGATTGGGAGACGCAGTAGAGATGCTGGTGGCAAAGATCGACCGATATGAACTCGCCAACCTCGAGGGGCATGCAAAACTCAGGGTCGAGATCGCCACGTTGAAGGTCAAGGCTTCGATCTGGGGAGCTATCGGGGGAGCCATCGTAGCCATTGGCATCATTCTGACTGGCTATGTATCATCGAATATGAAACAGAAAGAGGCACCACGTGCCGAACGCATTGAAAAAGTCGAAAGTGGTGTCGGAGACTGAGGCACTCGCCGTCATCCGTAAACTCATCGTATCCAAACACCGCCTCGCAGCAGACGCCATCGCCAGCTGGTACGGTTTCGCCAGTGCACAGAAAATGATCGACAGGAGTGGACATCATGGGTAGACGCACGAAATACGACAACACCTTCCCGGCACGAGCACAAAAACTTGCACAGGATGGTTTGATGGAGGATGAGATAGCGAAGCAGCTTGGTGTAAGTGTCGCTACCTTTGCCACCTACAAAAACCTGTATCCTGAATTTTTATATGCCTTAAAGCAGGGCAAGGCGCCGATAGACGATGCAGTCGAGTCCGCACTACTCAGGTCCGCCACCGGCTACGATCTCGACTACGTTGAAGAAGAACTCGATGCCAGTGGTAAAGTCGTCAAGACGAAACGTGGCTCCACACATGTCAAGCCGAACCCTACCTCGATGATATTCTTCTTGAAGAACCGTCGTCCAGACAAATGGCGCGACAAGCAGGAGATCGAGCATTCTGGCGAGATCAAGATCGAAATTGACAAAGACGACGAAGAAGTCTAATGAAGTTCAAAAAGACCGCGAAACAGACAGAAGCAACACGCCTCGTCATCGATCACGGCAAGTCCTTATTCGCAGGTGGATCACGATCTGGCAAGAGTGCACTCGCCGTCTACCTTACCTTCGTACGAGCCGCCAAGTGTCCGTCACGCCACAGCATAGCACGACAGATCATGCGTGATGCCGTCAACAAGCTCGGACTTAACACGATACCTACAGTTCTCGACCTCGCCTTTCCCGATCTGCCTGTTAAACTAGACCGTTCGAAATGGTATTGGACGCTGCCAAACGGATCGGAGGTATGGCTCAACGGACTTGATGATGCCGGCGACAGGGATGCACGTATCCTTGGATCAGAGTATTCGACACTTGTATTCGACGAATGCGACCAGATGAACTACAACTCGATCCTACTGGCACGAACACGACTTGCACAGCTCAACAAACTCAATAAGCGCGAGATATTCTGTTGCAACCCGCCGTCTACGTCGAGCTGGGTCTATCGCCTGTTCGTCGACAAGGTAGATCCGATCGACCGCAAGCCCATTGTCAACCCGGACGACTACGGTCTATTGATGATCAACCCGGCTGACAACCTCAAAAACATCGATCCGAACTACCTGAGCATGCTCGAGACACTGCCAAAGGCGCAACGCGACAGGTTTTTACACGGACTGTGGGGCAACGACTCGATGACCGTGTTGTGGCGCCGTGAGTGGATGGGCGACCACAGGATCGACTCTATACCAGTAGACGACGAAGGCAACAACCCATTCACCAGGATCGTCATCGGCGTAGATCCAGCCGGGAGTGCCAACAGAAAGAGCGACGAAACCGGCATCGCAGTGATGGCAATGGACAGATACCGTCACTACTACGTCATCCATAGCGAAGGCGTCAAGATGTCACCAGAGGGATGGGGACGAAGGGTCGTCGAACTCTACAAGATGTGGGGAGCCGACGTCTGTGTCGTTGAGAAAAACTATGGTGGGGATATGACTAGATCAACCATTCATGCGGTAGATCCAGCCGTTCGAGTCGAACTTGTCACTGCTTCGAAGGGCAAAAGTATACGCGCAGAACCTATTTCGGCACTATACGAGCAGGGGATGGTACACCACGTCGGACAACACGACCAGCTCGAGGACGAACTTATGCTGTTCGATATCGTCAACCCCCCGAAAGACTCGCCAAATATCGCCGATGCTGCGATCTGGGGACTCTCTCACTTGTCAGGTGGTGGTATAATTAGTCCACGGGTATCGACAGAAACGGCGCGTAGGCAGGATAATGAGGACGAAAACGCGAAACCTATATCAGACATGTCCGTTGTAGAGTTGATCGAGTGCGATGAACTCTGGGATGAAATTTAATAATGGAGACCCCACTATGGGACTGCATACCCCTACTCTAAAGTGGCGCAGCACTGTCGAAAAGGCATCGACCGAGCAGGTAGCGTCCACCACGATCAGTAGTGGAGCCGCCTACAATTCGCCAGCTACAGGGCAGCGAGATCTTTTGACGCGCTACCACCAGTGGGTCTACACCTGCTCGACTAAAAATGCCAACGCCGTTGCACAGGCTACACTGAGACTGTATGCGGTTACCAACAACGGCGATTCAAAGATACGTGCCATTCACCGCCGCCTAAACATCAAAGAACTTACCTACCTCAAGTCCGTCGGATCACGAAAAGCCGAGGATATCGTCGAGATCACGTCACATCCACTGCTCGACCTGTTGCGAAACATCTCCGACGATTCGGACGAATATGAAACGATGGAGCTCACCGAGCTGCACCTCGAACTCGCCGGCAATGCATACTGGTATATCGGCTACGACACCAGACTCGGTATCCCGTCGTCTATCCAGGTGTTGCGTCCAGACCTCGTAAAGCGTGTCGTAGACTCGAAGACCGGCAGATTGAAGGGCTATTTGTATGGTTCAGGTCAGAATAAAATTGCGCTTATGCCAGAAGAGGTGGTGCACTACAGGTTTCCGGATCCAATGAACCCGGGCGGTACCGGCATGTCGCCGCTACAGGCTGTTATCGCATCCGACGAACAATATCAACGTACCCTCGAATATGAAACTGCACTGGCACAGAACAATGCCATCCCGAGCATCGGCATCATGTACGACGGTGTCGTCAACGGCGACGAGGTCAAGAAGGTCGAGGCTGACTGGAACCGTGCCCTAAGGGGTACGTCCAAGACCGGCAGGGTAAAGGTTTTCGACAGCCGATTCGAGATCAAACAGTTTGCATTGACGCCGGCAGAACTGAATTTTCTCGAAGGCAGAAAGTGGACACGAGAAGAGATTGCTGGTGCATATGGCGTCCCGCTGTCGCTTTTGACCACCGGTGATGTAAACCTTGCCAATGCCCTCGTCGGCGAACGAAGCTATGCCAGATGGACACTTCTGCCACGGTTGCGCCGGCTTGAAGACAAACTCAATGCCGTGCTTCGCAGATGGTACGGTGAGGATCGTATCTTTGTCGCATTCGACAACCCGATCCCCGAGGACGACAAGTTCGAACTCGAAAGGACTCAGAAACTGTCGGGCGGCGCCATCATCACCAGAGACGAGGCACGGATCATGCAGGGCTTCACACCTGTTGGCGGCGAGGACGGATCGAGCTATATCCCGACGAAGACCGCTGCCGATGTAGAGACATCTCCTGATGTCAAGTCGTTTGGACAGAAAATTAGAATGTCAGAGCACGAGTTTGTGTTGAGGCGTCGCGACAACTTCTTGTCGTTTCGTCGGGTCAACGACGACTTCGGCAGGGGTATCGATGTGATCTACGGTATTACTGCAGATGAACGGGTACACATCTTTGCGGTGTTGTTCGATGCCGTGATCTGGACATATGCTGCTGCCAATGTATGGCTCGGCGAACACGACTATCGACCGATCGAGTCCAACAGGGCTCAGGATCCGCTGGCCAAGGAGGTGCAGAATGAAGACTAAGTTTAAATTGACCGAAGCCTATCTCGCCAACCTGCCGGCTGAATACCTCGACGGTCTCGACGAAGAGATCAAACAGGCAGATTCAGAACCGTATATCAGACGTGCCGGATATGCCGGACTGTCTATCGAGGACGACGACGAACGTACGTGTATAGCCAGGATGAGTACCCGCGACATGGACTCGGACAACGAGATCATCATGCCGTACAGCCTCTCACTCGAGAGGTATCAGCGTAACCCGATCGTGTGCGTCAACCACCGTACCCGCGACCTCCCCATCGGCTCGGCATCCGCCGTCAGGATGGACGACCGTGGGATATCCGGCAAGATGACGTTCGGCGATACACAGATGGCAAACGATGTGTGGAGCCTCGTCAGGGACCGACACATGCGTGCCAACTCGATCGGGTTCATCGTACTTTCATATGTAGCCAGAAGCCACCCCGATTTTGGTGGACTTGTTGACAAGTATCTGGCTGAATGGGACGAGTTTACGATTCAACAGGCTGATCGTTTGAAAGGCTTTATACGCCGCGGCGTCCTGCTCGAGAACTCGGTTGTCACACTGCCGGCGAACCCCAACGCACTAATGCAGGCTGTGAGCGAGAGATCGATCACACTGTCAGACGACATGATCAAATGTCTTGGCATTGACCTGAAGTCAGTCGGCGAAGAGCCGGACGGTGAGCAGGCGGAGGAGGAGGCACAACCTGAGAATAATAACATCGATGTGATACTCGACGGCGAGGTTGTTGCCACGATAGATCCCGAAGAGGATCTCGAGTCTGTTGAGATCGTCACCGTACCCGAAGATGAAGATGAAGATACCCAGGATGGGACTGAAACAGTTGAACAGCCAAAACTCGTAGCACGTCTGGTGTCTCGCCCCGAGCCGAAGATGATGGATCCAAAAATGATTGCGAAAATGGCACAGGATGCCTTGGATCTGATGCGGGGGAGAGTATAGTGGTGTAACACGGTATTTAACCGTCTTCTCTCACCTGAAAAGAGAGCTGCCCAAGTCCGGGTCAAATTAGTCCCGGACTTTTTTTTGTACTCATGCAGGTTATCTCCCCACAACTATTGTAACATACCAATGTAAGCTCATGCCGACCCGTGTCGATGAGGCGAAGTCCGACCCCATGATCAGGACAGGACGACCCGCCGAGAATGCGAAGGCGCAGAAAGTAACCATAAACGAGGAAGTACCTCATGAAGAAGTATAAGTTGCTTCGTGACTGGACGTCTTTCAAAGCCAACGACATCGTCGAACTCGACGAAGAAACGGCAAAGGCGCTCATGATTGCGGAGACCGTCGTTGAGTACGACGAAGCTGCCGAGAAGGCGTTGAAAGTCTCAGAAGACGCGAAGAATGCAAGCATCAAAAGTGCTGTGCAAGAAGCGGTTTCGAAGGCTCTTTCAAACGTCGAAGGCACTGACATGCGCCTGCATGTCGAAGTAACCCGCGAAGAAGCCGACAAGGGCTTCGAGTCTCTCGGTGAGCAGATTCAGGCTGTCAAGGCATTCTCTAAGACTGGTGTCCGCGACGACCGTTTCGAAGCTGTTGCCCGCAAGGCTGCATCCGGCATGTCGGAAACTATCGACGAAGACGGTGGGTTTCTGGTGGATCCAGATATTTCAAAAGATTTGGTATCCCGCATGTATGATACTGGTATCCTGGTATCCCGCACCCAAACCGTCGAAGTGTCCGGCAACGGACTCGTCTGGCGCGAAGTGCAGGATTACAACCGGGTTGCCGGGTCGCACGCAGTTCAGGTCTACTGGACCGAAGAAGCTGGCGACAAGACGAAGTCCGCTCCGAAGTTCAACGAGCGCGAAATGCGCCTCCGTAAGCTCGCTGGTCTGGTTTACCTGACCGACGAACTGATTGAAGACGCGCCGGCGATCACATCCTTCGTTGGCAACGCATTCGTCAACGAGTTCGGGTTCGCACTCGACAGTGCCGTGATGAACGGTACCGGTGCCGGTATGCCTTTGGGATACCGTCTTTCTGATGCGATGGTCACTGTCGCCAAAGAAGGCTCACAGACTCAGGACACCATCGTCGAAAAGAACGTAACCAAAATGTATTCGCGTATGCCGGCTCGTTCGGTTGCAAGTGCAATTTGGCTCGTCAGCAATACCGCATGGACCCAGCTCCCCGGCATGACTGTCGGTGAACAGCCCGTGTTTCTGAATCCGTCCGGCGACATCAAGGAGGCACCTGGTGGCTTCTTGTACGGTCGTCCCGTCGTACAAT